GAGGACTAGTGGAGGTGAGCGTTGAGTGCCCTGTCGATTATCCAATCGGTGTACGTCAAGGTACTCAGCTCGCGCCCGCCCCAGGCGTTCTCATCCGCTGACCCCAAGGTTCAGCAGTGCCTGGAGTATGTGAACGAGGCTGCCCAGGAACTGGCCTCCCGCTATACCTGGCAGGTGCTCACCAATGAGACGCTGTTCAATACCACGGCGGTAGAGAACCAGGGAACTCTCCTGTCCCTCACGGGCCCCGGTTTCAACTACATCATTAACAATGTGATGTGGAATCGGTCTCAACGAAGGCCCGTGTTCGGTCCCCGCTCGGATGCGCAGTGGCAGGAACTCAAAGCAACCTTCATCAATGGTCCCTGGGTGCAGTTTCGCATCCGCCAGAACCAGCTGCTGTTCAATCCCATTCCGGCCGCCGGGCAACAGATTGCCTTTGAGTGGATGAGCAAGTATTGGGCCTCGGACGTGAACGGCGTCACGTTCAATTCGAGCTTCATGGCCGATACGGATGTCTCGGTCCTGGATGAGCGGGTCATTGCCCTCGATGCGTTGTGGCGTTTCAAACGCGCCAATCAGCTCTCCTACGATGAGGATTTCGACAAGGCCCAGGCCGCCATTGAAGATCTGATGAGCCGCGATGCGGTAAAACCCACGCTCAACATGGGCGGCGGGGAGGCGGATGCCTTCATTGGCACGATCATCCCGGCGGGCAACTGGAACGGAGTGGCCGGCTGATGCCTGGCTCCGCTCGTCGCCGGAAGCCCGAACGCCAGATCCAGCCGGAGAGCCAGTCCGTTCCCGCTCCCATCGGGGGCGTGAATGCCCGGGATGCGCTGGCCAACATGCCTCCGACCGATTGCGTATCCGCGGTCAATTGCTACGGGCAGACCTCTTACGTACAAATCCCACGCAATGGATTCACCGTCAAAGCCACCGGCATGCCCGGGGCGGTGGAAACCATCATGGCCTACAACGGGGTCAGCAGCCGGTTTCTGTTCGCGGTCTCCGGCGGCAACATCTACAACATCACCGCAGGTGGCGCGGTCGGCGCCCCGGTCGTTACCGGTCTCAATACCTCGCGCCTGCAACATCAGCTGTTCAATGCCGGCAGTGGCACCGTGCTTTTGTGGGCGAGTGGACTGGACACGCCGCAGGTTTTCAACGGCATTACCTGGGCCAACAGTACCGTCACGGGAACCGGCCTCACCGCCTCCAACCTGATCACGGTCACCGTGTTCAAGCAGCGCGTCTGGTACGTGGAGAAAAACTCCATGAACGTCTGGTACACGGGCGTTCAGGCCTATCAGGGTTCTCTCACCGTGTTTCCGCTGGGGGGCATCTTCAAAAAGGGTGGCACCTTGGTGAACATGGCCACCTGGACCATCGATAACGTCTCCGGGATGGATGACTACGCGGTCTTCTTCACCACGGAAGGGGAAGTGGCCGTATATCAGGGCACCGATCCCGCCCAGGCATCTACCTGGGCCCTGGTGGGGGTTTTCAACATCGGTCGCCCCATCGGCACGCGCTGCTACACCAAATACGCCTCGGACATCCTGGTCATCACCGCCGACGGCTTGACGCCGCTGTCCAAGGCGATGCTGACGGATCGCACCCAGGAGGATGCGCAGCTCACCTACAAGATCATGAATGCCATCAACAATGACGTTCAGAGCTTCAATGCCATTTTCGGATGGCAGGTGATCGATTACCCGCTGGGAAACAAACTCATCCTGAATGTCCCGGAATCCTTCAATACCACCGCTCACCAGTGGGTGATGAATCCCGTCGCCAAGTCCTGGTGGCGCTACGAGGACTGGAATGCCAACTGCTGGGAGCTGCAGCAGGACAGCCTGTATTTCGGGGAAAACACCCGCGTGCTCCTCGCCGATGTGGGACTCACGGACGGGGGGATGTCGATCGCCACGGACTGTAAGCCTGCCTTTAGTTACTTCGGCTCCTCGGGACAACTGAAGAATTTCCTGATGGCGCAGCCCATATTCTTGGCCAATGCGCTCATTTCCCCCCAAGTCACTTTAAATGTCGATTTCAACGATGTGATCAATCCCTCGCCCCCCTTTACCGGCAATACGGTGAGCCCGTGGGATGTGAGTGCGTGGGATGTGACGCCGTGGGCCGGGGATGCCGCGGCGGTTTCGATCAAAAACTGGCAGGGCGTGACCGGATTGGGCTACGCGGCCTCGGGGCGAATCAGTATGCTCTTGAGCAATGTCAGCGCTCAATGGTTCGCAACCAACTACCTCATTGCCGAAGGAGGGCCGGTCTAGGCTCATCTTCAATGAAGATACTCGTGTGGCTAACTGGTGTCGGGATCGCTTACCTCATTTCATGGGCTGGGGTAGCGCGTGCGTCACGATCGGCTATGAGCGATCCGGCGTACTGGCCGGAGGGATCGTCTACACCCAGCATTCCCACCCCAACATCATCATGGCGGCCGTCCTGGAAGCCCCCCTCACCCGCCGTTTCCTGCGGGCTCTGTTCTATTACCCTTTTCTGCAATTGGGCTGCGAGCGCATCACCGTGCTGATCGATGACAATAATCTGAAATCTCGACGCCTGGTCGAGCACGTCGGCTGGAAACTCGAAGGCCGCTTGCGCAGAGCCCGGCCCGGCGGGGACGTGCTGCTCTACGGGCTCTTGAGAGAGGAATGCAGGTGGTTGTCATGAAGGTCATTACCCGAGGCATCATCGACTGGGCCACCCTCGAGATCGAATCCGAAGAGGCGTACGAGTACCGAGGTCCCGTTGCGCTCGCCAAGGATGCCGGTTCCCCACCCCAAGCGGTAGACCCCTATACCCAGGCTGCCGCGCAATACGGGTTATCCACCGGTACGGCCCTGTTCAATGCGGGCCTGAATCGAACCAACCAGACCAACCCACTGGGGTCTTCCACCTGGAGTGCTGCGTATCCGGGGCAAGGTAGCTCTTACACACCCGGCCAGACGATCAACCCCAACAACCTGCCTCCGAGTTGGTCGTATCCGGGTGGCAGTGCGCCTGCACAAGGGGGGCTCGCCAGTCCCTCCGCTTCCGGTCCGGGTGCCCGGGTTTCGGGAGCGGCCCAGAATGGCTACAGCCTGGGGGGTACCCCGTTCAATTTGGGGGGTAACCGAACCGGAACACCGTATAACGGGAGCCCCACCGGCTCGCCTTCTGGTGGCGCTCCGACCTATACGCAGAATACGAGCCTCACGCCCTGGGCGAATGACATGCTCTCAAAGCCCATTGATACCTCGGGGATCGCGGGCATGCCTGGGGGGCCTTCGACCACCCAGGACCTGCAAAACACCCAGGATGCGCTCTACAAGAGCCAGCAACAATATCTGCAGCCCGAACAGCAATTGGCCCGGGAGCAGCTACAAAGTCAGCTCGCAAACCAAGGCATCATGCCCGGGTCGGCTGCTTACAATAACGAGATGGACCGGTTGAATCGGGAACAGGAGTTTCAGAACTCCTCTGCCCGAACCCAGGCCATCACAGGAGCGGGCGCGGAGCAATCGCGCCTCTTTGGCTTGGGGAGTCAGGCGTTGCAGAATCAGTTGTCCGTGCGCAATGCGCCGATCCAGGAATACGAGTCACTCCTGGGGAACGGGGGGGCGGCGGCTTCCGCGCAGGCCCCGGATATCGGTGGGGCATTCCAACAGCAACTGCAGAGTCAGTTGGCGGGCTACAACGCCAATGTAGCGAGTAACAATGCGACCACCGGGGATATTGCGTCCCTCGCGATGCTCGCTTTCATGCTGGCGTGAGGTGAGAGAATGAGTGCGAATCCACAAGCCATGGCCGCGATGCTGGCACAAGGGTTGGGAGGAAATCAGCAAGGCGACATGCAGGGCCAGAACTCCGGTGCCTTGGGGGCGGCCGGCCAGTTGGCTCAAAAACTCATGTTGATGCAGGCCCTGCAGAATGGCCAGAAGCCCGGCATGCCTCCTGCCGCACCGGGCCAGGTCGTGCCGCAGGCCATGAACCAGATGCAGATGCCCGGGGGCGTCAATGCCTGATCCGAGCGGATTACTGCCGCCGCTCGACAGTAGCCAGTATCCGGGCTACTTGGATCTGTTGCGCAAACAACAGATGGCGCAGATGCTCACCCAGGCGTTTCAGCAGAGCAATCAGACCCCGGCCAGCTGGAATTCCATGGCGGTGGTGCCGAAGAAATCGATGTTTTCGCAGGTTGCGAACATCGCCGAAGGATTGGCCGCGGGCAAGACGAACAAAGACGCCTGGAACGCGCAGAAGAATTACCTGCTGGCCCCTTACGGTCAATCGAACCTCGCTCCTTCGGGCGCCCAATCTTTCCCGGCAGGTGACGCGCCGCAGGCTTCAACACCGGGTGTCACACCGACATCTGCGAAGCCCGCATTGTTGCCTTCCACGGTGCAAACAGACACGGCGCCAGCTGCAGTGGCGGCCGCTCAGGCATCGCAACCCAACTCAATGTATCTGACGGGCGAGCCGATCACCTCCAATCGACTGTATCAGATGATGGGGCCGCAAGAGTATGCCAAGGCTCTCGCGGGTCGTTATACCCCGACCGACCTCGAGAAGAAACTCCGGGGCGCCGGGATCGATCCCAACTCCCCGGAAGGGCAAGCGGCCTTTGCGCAGTCGATCAAGAAAGAGAACTACATCGCGCCTCTGGATCTTCGAGAAGGGGGCATGGCCTTTGACCCCATCACGCGCCAACCGGTGGGATATAACCCCAAGCTCCCGGTAGGCTCGCAGCCGGTCATGGGCGCGAATGGATTACCGACGGGGGTACAGCAGCTTCCCGGGGCAGCCGGTGCCATCGAAGCCGCTCAGGAAGCGGAGAGTCTGGGCAAGACCCGCGGTCAATACAACGTGCTACCCACAGGCGGTGGCGGATCGACCGTCATTCCTCCCGGTGGGGGCGCGATCGGACGTCCTGCTCCCCGGGTAGGTCAGCCCTCAGCCGCACCTGCGAGTGCTCCTGCGCCCCCTGGGTTCGAAGGCATGCCGAAACTGCCGGTCTCGAGTGCACTCGGAGCCCCGGATGCCTATACCGAAGGGCGCCTGAAAGCCGCCGGCACCAAAGATGCAGAACTCGCGAGCAAATACGGCAGTGAGGCGGACCTCGCGGATCAGAAGCTGCAATACAACACCGATGCCCGAAAGTTGCTCGATACCGCAGAATTGGGTCCCAACTCCGAATGGTTGACCGAGAATCGCGCAAAGCTCGCGGAATGGGGCGTGCCGGAGAATCTCATTCCCGGTAGCGGCAAGGTCACCGACACCATGGAGCTCAACAAGTACCTGAAGCAATCGGCTTTGCAGGGTGCGCGTCAGATTTTCGGCTCTCGCATGACCCAGATGGAAGTACGACTGCAGCACGAGGAACTCTCGCCCTCTACCTCCATGACTCGAGACGCGATTGCGAGTCTGATGCGCACCGATGACATCAAGCAGCAGTATGCCAAGCAACGGGCGGCGGACTACGGCGCGTACCAGGCAGCCGGAGGGGACCCCTTACGCTTTGAGTCCTGGTATGCCAAAACGCATCCCCTGACCGAGTTTGCAAAGAAGGCAGCAGTTGAAACCCCTGCAACCCCGACTGCGGCAACTCCCAAAGTGACGCGCCAGATCGGCGGCAAGACCTACTACCAGCAAAACGGGAAGTGGTACGAGCAGTAATGGCCACCGAGGTCACAGATCCCAACCTGTTAGCTCAACTGAATGCGCCTCAGCCGCGAGAAGTGACTGACCCCGCGTTGCTTGCGCAACTGAATGGACAGCCGGAACGATCCGACACGCTCGGGCGACAGCTGGGACTCGTGGGCCGCGCCGTCATCAACGGAGTCACGGGAATCCCCCAAATGGCCGCCGATGCGGGCATTGCCGCACGCAATCTCCTGACCGGGCACATTGACCCTACCAACTGGAAAACCCTGCTGTTTGGCTCCGAGAAAGCCGCCAAGGAGGGTGCCATTCCTTCCTATTCGCCTCAGTTTCAACAGGCGTTGACGGATTTGGGACTCCCGGAGCCCCAGACGATCCCCGAGAAA